GCGTGGCCGCACGCTGGAGATCGTCAGCCTGCTCGAGCACGGCAACCGCAGCGAACACGAGGCCATTTGCGAGGAGAAACGCTAATGGCGAAGAACGCCGGGGCTATTGAGCTTTCGCTGGAGTTTCCAGACCTGACGCAGTTGCGCGAGGAGTTTCGCCGGCTGCCGACAAACATTGCCGCGAAGCACCTGCTGGCTGCATTGCGTGCGGCGATGAAGCCCGGAATCGCCGTGCTGCGAAAGAACACGCCGAAGGGTCCAACTGGAAATCTTCGGAAATCCATCAAGTTCAAAGGCGTGAAATACACGAAAGACGGCAACGCCGTTGGCATGGTTGGGTACTCATGGGGCGGCGAATCAAAGGGCTACCACCAGGGTTTTCTTGAGTTTGGCACCAAGCAACGCACGACGAAGAAAGGCCGCTTTGCGTCCAGCTGGAAGAACGGGCAGTTTCGCGTGGTAAACCCGCGCCGAGGCAAGAACGCCGGAAAGATGGTGACAAACCCAAAGTCTCCCAAGGCGTTTTTTAAGACTGCCAAGCGGGGCGAGAAAGTTGACCTCGGAAAGATGCCTGTGGGTGGCCGCACCAAGCAGCCGCCGGTCAAAACGTCATTCGATCAGGCTCGGCCTCAGATGGTTTCCAACCTTCGGGCAGAGCTTGCTACGCGGCTAGAGAAAGCCGTGGCCGAGGTCAAAGGCCGTGCGGCCAGAGGGCTCATCAAATGAAATCACCCGAATCTGTACTTCGTTCCGCCCTCATCGCCAACCCTGCTGTGTCGGCTTTGGTTGCCTCACGCGTCTATCCGCTCCTGGCCCCGAAGACGGCTTCGCTGCCGTTCATCACCTGGCGGCGTGCAGGAATCTCCCGCGAGCACACCCTGGCCGGCCCGATGGGCATGCCAAATGTGACGGTGGAGGTGCAGTCGTTCGCCACCACCTACGAGGACGTGCGAGAGATTGCCGACCGGGTGCGTCTGGTTCTGGATGGGTACGGCGGCACTGTGAACAATGTGGAAGTGAAGAACGTCAGTCTCGAGAACGAGGCCGACGACTTCGTGCAGTTGGCGGGCGGCGACCTTCCTCCCGTGTACCAAGTCACGCAGACCTTCAACGTCCTCTGGCAGGAGAGCTAGAAAATGTCGGCCACGCCTCATGATGGTTCGGGAACAGTCGTTTCGTGGAAGAGCACGAACTACACGGTCACGAACATCGTGTACAACCTTGGCGAGCAGGACAATCAGCAAGACGCCATCGACGTTTCGCACCTTGGCCTGACCACCGGCAACGCGATTGCCACCATTCCTCGGCCTCTCTCTGGCTCGACTGCTGGCGGCGGGTCCACTGGGCGAGAGGTGACGATTGAGTACCTCGGTAAGTCTGTCATTGCGGATACCGAGACCGGCACGCTGACGATCACGCACAATGGCGCGAGCTTCCTTTCGGCGGTCGCCACCGTGGCCAGCTCGAGCGTGACGTTTACCCTCAACGACGCCATTCGCGGCTCGGCTACCTTCCGCGTTGCGCGTTGACCATGACGGGGGACCGTCATGGCATCAACGCCGCACAGCGGATCGGGCACGACCGTAACCTGGCGTGGGACAAGCATCGGCGAGGTGGCGCAGATCCGCTACCTCGCCGGCGGCTCATTTCCGACCGGTCGTTCGACCACGTTCTCGGTTGACGCCGGCCTCGTTGAGGTATCGGCATTTGGCACTGTCGCCGTGTCACAGCAAGGGCTGAAGGGCACGCTGGCTATCACAAGCCAATTCGTCACCGTGACCACCAAGGCAATTCTGCTTTCGGTTGACATTGGTGCCACAGTGAACGACGCGTGGCGGGTGAAGAGCACCTTCCGCATCGTCAAGGAGTAGCACATGGCACTGACTGCAGAGCAGATTCTGGCGGCTGATGACCTCGGGTTGAAGCAATTGCACGTCAAGGAATGGGGCGGCGACGTGTTCGTTCGCGTCATGAGCGTCGGCGAACGGGACTCGTACGAGCGAATGTGGATCGGCAAGAAGGATTCCGGCGTGGACAACTTCCGCACGGAGTACCTGGCCCGAGTGCTGTGCAACGAAAAAGGCGAGCTGCTATTCACCCGCGAGCAGGTGGACAAGCTCGCCGGCAAGTCTGGCGCTGTGATGGGCCGCCTTTTCGACGAAGCGATCAAGCACAACAACATGAGCGAGGCCGACGTGGAGCAGCTGGGAAAAGGCTAGGAGCGTCGCCGACGCGGCGCTTTATGTTCGCCCTGGCTGGCCACCTCGGCATGACGGTCAAAGAACTGTCGAGCCGGATGGATTCACAAGAACTCACAGAGTGGATGGCATACACGCGGTACTACGAAGCACTGCCCGACTCGTGGCGTCAGACCGGCTTGACGGTCAGTGCTCTGCTGGCACCGCACTGCGAGAAAGGCAAGGCACCCAAGGCTGATGATTTCGTGCCAATCGAAAAGGCTCCGCAGCATGCGGATGCGATGTTGGCGCAGATTCAGATGCTCAAGGCCGCACTTGATGGGTGACGCATGGCAACGGTAATCGGCGTCGGGATGCAGATGACGGCTTCGGCCGCCGGCATGACTAAAGGTCTGTCGGAAGCCGACCGGGCTTTGCAGCTACTGCAGAAGATTGTCGAGCAGAATCAGCAGTCGCTCGCCAAGTTTGGCCAGCAGGCAACCAAGACCTCTGGCCAACTTGATAGCCTGACCAAGAACGTCAACACCCTCTCTACTATCGAGATTGGCCGAGTGTTGATAGACGGTGCCCAGGCTATCGCCGGCGTGTTTTCGTCTGTGGCTTCGCAAGTCGCCGGCCTGGTGTCGAATGTCAATTCGTCCATCGACACGCTCAATGACTTGTCGGCCCGTACCGGCATCGGCGTCGAGCAACTGCAAAAGTACGCCTTCGCGGCCAAGCTTGCCGGCGTGGACACGGAGCAGTTTGGCGCAGCGGTGCAGAAGCTCGCCGTGAACATCGGCAAGGCGACGCCTGGCGGCGAACTCGACAAGTCGCTGCGTGGCATCAACCTGAGCGTGGCAGAATTGCGGGCCCTCGCCCCGGAGCGGCAGTTCTCTGTGATTGGGCAGGCGATCTCGCAACTGCCGACTGCCGCCGACCGGGCCGCTGCATCGGTCGCCATCTTCGGCAAGCAGGGTGCAGCCCTGGCTCCGTTGTTCCGCGAGGGAGCTGCCAGCATCGAGGAACTGCAGGCTCGGGCGGAACGGCTTGGCATCATCATCAGCGAAACGCAGGTGAATAACGTCGCTGACATGAACGACGCTTTTGACACCGTGCGGGCCACAATCGAGGGCATCATCGGCCAGGTGCTGGGCAACCTCGCGCCTGCCGTCACGGCGGTCACAGAAGAGTTCCTGCGGTTCGTCGAAGAGTGGAGCGGGGCGCAAGGGGCCGGCGGCACTGGCATCGCCAATGCGATTACGGACGTGCTGCTGCGTGGGGCAAAGTTTTTTGCCGACACGTTCGACACGTTTATGGGCCAGTTCGAAAGCATTACGGTAACGCTGTCCGATGTTGGCGAGGTGTTCAGTATCGGCGGAAAACTGCTCGTCACAGGTATGGAAGGTTTCCGAACGGTTTTCAACACAATCCAAATCGGCATCGACGCGATGCTGATTGGATTCGGGCGACTGCTCGAGGGGATTGGCAGTTGGGTGAGCGATGACCTTGAGCAGTTTGGCGCCGGTCTTGCAGCTGCGTCGGAGGCGTCAGCGCAAAAGAACATTGAGGAGATGGAGGCGGCTGCCAAGAATGCCGCTACTGCATTTTCTGGAATCTTCGTTGAGGTCGGCGACAACGCAGAGCAACGCGGCCAAGGGGCTGCCGGGCGGTTTGTCGATGGCTTGCAGCAAGGGATTGAGAAGGCGCGTAAGCCCGAGGTCCAACTGCAGACCAACTTGGCCAAGACGCAAAAAGACTTAGACAACTTTCTGAGCACGGCTACTGACGGCGGCTCAGAGTTCCTTCAGCAATCCAAGGCCACCCTGGAGTTCTTCAACAAATCCGCAGAGGCTGGAAACCTGTCGGCTGCGGAAATCAAGGTGATGGCTGGGTTTGCCGCTAAGGTCAACGAGGAACTAAACCGGGAAAAGACAAAGCGGCAGGAGATTATCGACGCCACCAACAAGCAGGTGGAGGCCGACACCAAGCGCATTGACGCGCTGCTACAAGCCAACCAGGTGCAAACCAAGATTGAGGCTGACCTGTCTGCCGTCGAGCGCGAGCAGGCACGCGTGCAGCAAGAACTGAACGCCGCCCGCGACGCTGGGCAAACACAGCAGGCCGACCAGGCCGCAGCACGGCTGGCACAACTCGACCAACTCCAGGCCAGCCTGCAGGACCAGCAGCAAGCCTTTGAGCAGGGATTCGGCGACGGGTTCGGCAAGGCTTTTGAAGCCACGAACAAGCAGGTTAACGACCTCATCAACAAGGCTGCCGAGTTCGGCAACGCCGGCGCGGAAGCGGCCCAGCAATTCCAGCAGGGCGTGGCCCGTGTGCAGCAGCAGGCACGCGACGGCATCTTGAACGCCGAGGCGTATCAGCAAGAGATCCAGCGGCAGCGTGCGTTGTTTGAGCAGCAGCTGGGTGTCATTAAAAACGAAGAGCAGGAAAAGCTTGCAGCCGCAAAGCGTGTGGACGCATTCCTGCGTCAAGGCATCGACGCTCGCCGCCAGGCTGAGTTGGACGCAGCCAAGCATCTCGAGGAGCGAAAGAAGCAGGCCGCCCTAAACGTCGCCGAAATCCAAAAGCGGATTGAGGAAGAAGAGAAGCGGAACCAAGAGGCCCGCGATAAGGGCAACATGCGTGACGCCCGCGACAGCACAACCCGACTGCGGCAGCTGCGGGCATTGCAACGCGAGGAAAACGCAATCGCCGAAGGCAACGGCCGCCGCGTCGGGCGCGTTTTTGAGCGTGCCTCAAACCAGCAGAGCAATGCCTTTGAGCAGTTCGCATCCGCAGCCGCTCTGCAGATTCAGCAGTTCAATAACGCTGTAGCAGAGTCCGTTTTCAGCGTGAACTCAGCCTTGGAAGCGAGCGCCGAAAGTTTCCGCAAACTGGCCAGGCAGGAGCAGGCGTCGCTGATGCTTGGTCCGCAGCAGATTGCTGTGTCAGATGTTCGCACCGCAGAGGGCCAGCAAATGGTGCTTGATGCCGCTGCCCAATATCAAGACCCGGTCCTCATTCAGATGCGGCAGCAGCAGAAAGTTCTGCAGCAGATTGCACAGGGATTGAATCAGAACCTCAACCGCATCGGCATTCCCTCGGTGCTGGTGTAGGAGCAACCATGGCAGTCGTGTCATTCCGTGAGCTTGGGAGAAAGCTGGAGTATGAGCTGGCGCAGCCACTCAAACTTACGCGCGAGTTTGTCTGCGTGCTCAGTGACAACACGCTAGAGAACAGCCCCACCACGGAGCACGATGTGCTGCTGGCGATTGGCATAGACCAAGGCAGCGTGCATCCGACATACCCGACCAACCGCTGCAAAAAGATTGTCCTCACGGAGCAGTACGAGGGTTCGCCCTACCATACACACGTTCTGTACGAGTACGGCCCTGTGGTTAGCAATGACTTGTTATTCCCAACTGCTCGAGCGTATCGCTGGGAATGCGAGGCTAGCGTCGGCGACACGATTGCCACGTTCTTTTTTGACGATTCCAACGTAAAGCGGCCGCTGACGAATAGCGCTTACGATTTCTTCCCTGGCTTAACGACCGGCGAGGGCGTAGCTACGCTGCGAGTGGTGGGGAACTTTGAGCAGTGGCCGGGTTCGTGGTTCTTAGCCAACAACACGCTGAACAATGGGACATACGCCGGCTGCCCGGCGCACACGCTCAAGGTGACGAGCGTGCGTTGCGTCCCTGCCGTCGAGCAGTTCGGCCAAACTGCGTACACGTTTTGGCGGGCAACGGCCGAGATCCAGTTCCGTCAAAGCGGTCACGCATTGCAATTGCCAGACGTGGGCTGGAACTACATTACTGGCGGGCAGAAACGCCGCGCCATGGTGTTCGACTTTGAGAACGTCGAATGGGTCCAATCGCCCAACCCTATTGGCCTTAATGGTGCTGGCGCTCCTTCGCCAACTGGGTGGCCGGCCATCCTGAACCGGAGGGTCAACGACGCGTCCGATTTCCAGGCTTTGTTTGGAAACTTCCCGACGCAGCCGTTGGCCATATCATGACGTTGATACAGTTTGACGATGGCAGTGGCCGTCGCATTGGCAGCGCTGTGCGTTTTGTCGAAGAGTTGGCTGGCAAACGTAAGCCGCTGCTGTTTGACCGTGTTGATACCAGTTCGCCAGGCAAGCTGAGCGTCGCCACGTTTACCGGCTCATGGGAGACTGGCACCTGGAAGACGGTAACGCTTGTCGGCGGCACGAACACCGCCAGCGTCTACAACTGGACCACGCCGGTATTAAGTGACAGTTGCTCTCGCTACGTGGTGTTTGGCAAGGCCAGTGGCACTAACTCGCTGGTCGAGGTGCAACTGCAGGCAACATGCAGCACATGCACGCTGACGCTCGGCGGCGTAGACCTGACGCAGATTGCAGGCTAC